AATCAAAAGTGGAGTTCAGCAGATCATTCATATTACCGGAATTTTCAACCCAATCTTTTGCTTTTTTGTAAGCTGATGTCACTCTTTGGGAATGATTTTCCTTTAATGCCAATCTCATAGTATGAATGAGAGCTTCACAACTTACAGCTTTTGACTCGACGTAAGACATTCCGTTCTCAGTTATTAGAGGGACATAAGCAAGTTCGGTCGAAGGAACCCTCATACCACAACCTTCATTTATCAATTCTGTCTGAGAAGTATTATCAGAAGCTATAACAGGTGTTTTACAGAGCATTGCTTCCAATAAAGTCCAACTCAAACCTTCTTGATAGGAAGCGTTTACTAAACAATCCATGGCTTGGTAAATCTCTACCAATTTAGTTCTTGAACAATCCTGATTCTGGTTCTTCACATAAATATCACCAGGTTTAGCATCCTGATCTGCTACAAACCTAGCAAGATTATACACTCCTGATCCCACATTCGTGTGCAAGTAAAGAGCTATCCCGGGATTGGATTTTTTGACCTCAAAAAATGCTTTGATGATCTTTTGCGGATCTTTTCGTATTTGATTCACACCCACAAAACCAAATACAAATTTCTTATCTCCATCAAAATTACCAAAGTAATGTTTCCTAAGAACATCTCTCTTTTCAGGGGAAGCAGGTGTGAACAAATGAGCGTTATCAAGGACAGGTCGGAAGTATTGTATATTAGGGATATGATCTTTCAGTTTGTTGTAACCATACATTGAATACACATAGGGAAAGTCAACCAACTTGATCCACTCTACCCAATCTTTTCTAACCTGATGTAATTCATAAGGAAAAATAGCAAGCCATTTCAATCCTTTGTTTTTCTTCAGCTCTTTTATTTCTCCAAAAATTCTGTGGAAATGCCAAATATCTATTCCGACAGAAACCATGAGATCAAAAGAAGCATTTTTCAGAATGGTAAGGAGTTTGGTTTGGCCAAAATCGTCACCCGGATTGCTTGACGTTATGACATTGCAAGGAAGGAGAGCAAAAGGATCAAAATCAACTGCATTTCCAGCGAAACAAGAGATATCATATTCATCTCTATTCACTTGGATCATCAGGTTTTTCAACATGTAGGAGTTTCCTGACTGTCCTACCGGATGGTCCCCTACAAAAAGAATTCTCTTCATGTTTTGTAACTCCCATGTTTATCTTGTATCTTCCTCTAACTCGCAGAAAACAACTCCTGCTCCAAACATTCTTGTGCTTATTGTAGTTACTTTGTAAAACTCTCCACTTGAGGGTTGAAAACGATCATTTACTTCTATTCCTGAACTTTGAGGAATATACATCACTTTGTTCTTTACTGAGACTTGACCATAAGCACCTTCTTCTAAATCAGCACCTGTGTAAGGGGCTTCAGTCAACAGAGCGTATTCTCCTGAAGACACTAAATTGAAAGCTGTTCTTTTCTGATAAGTATGTGAATCTCTAACTTCGCCTGAGGGATGAAGTATTTCTCCTGACACATTAGCTTTATACAAAACAGTGGAATATTTGTAGACAACACCCTCAAGCTCTATTCCTGTCTTGTTCATCACAAGGTAAGGAATAGACTGAGGAGTCAGAATAACTACATCTCCCGTAAAAGCTTCTGTGTCGTAACTTAGATCTGCTTGAAGGAAAAACTCACGAATGAAAGGTTTTGTTGCTTGCCTATTCTCTTTGAACAAAAGATATTCATCACTATCTTTCCCTACAATAGTGAAAGGAGTGCCTATTTCTTCAAGAACCTCCTTGATATCCTCGCCTATCATTATGATTCCTCAGAAGGGTAAATATCAGAATCATTGTCTCCACTGATATCTAATCCCACCTTATCGTACACAAAACTGGAAGAGATTTTGACCCCTGCGACACCGCTGACATCATCCATTGGGCTTTCTTGTTCATTTTCCCACTCTTTGTCCATTTCTGTGATGAGAGTATTGTAATGATCAAATCTTTGTTGGAGGTTTATCCCCTCTACCTTGAACTTATGTGCCGATTCAGAGCGCAACATGTCGTAAAGATGGCGCTTCGTTCTCTGAAGCATCCATCTTATGCGATAGTTAGAAGTCTGAGGAAGAGTCCATCCTGTATCAGTTTCAGCAGAGTCAACAGCATTCTCGAAATCTACCGAAACTAGCTTACTAGCCAGAGACTTCAGTTCCTGTTGAACCTTAATTATAAGTTCCCCGCTTGTCATTTACTTAGACTTTCTCTTCACAATAGGAGGAGCATCCTCTTTTACAAAAGAATCCTTTTCTTCTGCAGAAACCTCGATTTCTTTCACAAGAGAAGCAGGGTTTGCTCTTTTGTAGAATATCTGAATAGTTCTCCTATTCAAAGGAATCTCAGCAGTGATCATTGAAGGAAAAGGAGGGTAAATAACTGAATTTGCAGGGATAACAGTTTTCTTACCCTCCACGACACCCTTCAACGAAACTAACAACCTGATTTTTTCTATCTCTTTTTTCTCCATTTGTATTCCCCTTGAAGATCTTTTTTACTTGTCAGGTTCTACTTCAACAATGACACAAACAGCCTCCATTTTATCTGCATCAGGGTTGGTGTCCCCTCCATAGATAAAATCCCACGTCAAAACGTCGCCCTGATTGAAATCATTTGCAGCTTCGTTAATAACAGACTGCCTTACTCCTGTGTCGCCCGCTGAAGCGTAAGACGTTTTTTGCTGTGATGTTTCACCACTCAAGTGCCTAATATACGGGCGAGTAGTCAAGCAAGTAACACCGTTGATCTTAACATCAACCTCACCTGAAGGCGAGCTAGAATCATCCTTTCCCACAGTCAGAGCCGATATATTCACCTCAGTGATAAATCCCTTAAATCTGGCTATACCTAGAGGCATCCCTGATCGGCTCGCCGTCAATTCCCCAGAGATAGTTCCTATGAAAGGAGGAAAAACCTCCTGAGCCACCTGCCTAGGAAATTGAACTGAGGGAAGCGGAAACAATTTTCTACGAGTATTCGGCATCTAATTACCTCCTTCCTTCCCTCCTATCTTACGTTACATCCATAACATACAAACCTTCAGGACGAAACAGAACGGGGAGACCTTTATTCTCCACCATCACATACGTTCCTTCAGGATCGTTGATGTCCCATCGAGACACCTTCATTCCGTAGTTCCTTGCAAGACCAAAAGGAGCCTCAAGATAACCTGCTATGAGTTCCCCTTCAACCCGCTCACAATACATAGCGAACTTTTCCTCGCTGATGAACTTGCGAGTCATAGTCACATAGTCTTCCCCTGCTTTGAAACTTGCAGTAGGGGCAGTAGAAACAGTGACATATCCGCTTTCATGCGTTACAGAGCTGATCGTTTCATCTTCGTAAGTATTGGCACTGGTGTCATGAAGACGAAGAGTTCCTCCCTCAACAAAGTCTGTGGTTTCATCGACATAAATGTTTACTGTCGAGCTTCCAGTAACTACCGCTGTGAGATAAGCCTTCACCTGATACTGCTCATCATAAATAACGAAATTGGGGATATCAAGCAAATTCCCCAGAACTTGAACAGGTCGGGCAAACAGATCCCCTGCACCAAATGCACTCTTAGCCAGAAGAGTTTGGATGCCGGGGTCCATAATCATGTAGTTCAAGACTTCAGTGGTGCAAACCGCGTGAGAAACCGTAGCTCCCACAGAATTCTTGAGTGCAAGCTTTGCATCCATAATATCTTCCAAGATATTACGGTTGCTGCCTGTATCCCAATCACGATCCGCTGCAAGAGTTACTTTTTGTGCAGTAGGCACACCGTAATCGACACTCAACTGAATTTCACCCCTGCCTACATAAGTGAAAGATCCCTCAGTCATCATCTGAGCGAACATCCACTCTTTCCTTCGCTCACAACGATTCTTGATCATCTTTTCGTCACGAGCAAGACGTTTTGCAGCGGGCATGTATACTTGCCTGGTTCCTACTTGACGTAAGTTGTTCAAGAAGTTCTCATCATAGAACAATTTTTCTTTCCAATAAGCACTCATAGCTCGACCTGCCCCATGTCCTATAGGAGCAGTCTCAGGTGCGGGGGCTCCGGGAGCAACAAACGGAGTAAGTCCCCTAGTTCCGGTTACGGTTTCCCATTCAATGGAATCGCTCTCATTCTGATCACTGGGAAAACGATTCATGTAATAGAGATTAGGAGGAGTCATAAAAGACTCAATAGTCTTCTTGAGTACAACCAATCTCAGATCCGCAATATCACTTGAACCTTTCGGCATCTCAAATCACCTCCTTATTTCAAAATCAAATAATTGCCGTCCGATACAGCCGACAAATCAGTAATAGCTGCAGCATCCACATTCTGCAAAAGACCTGCGTACAGAATGGCGTTGCTGATAATCAAAACACCCAAACCACCTACTGAGTTTTCACCTTCACCTGTATCAACCGCATACTCAAGAACACCGTGAGCCTTGCTGTAAGTATTCGCATTCTCAGTATCAATGCAAATATGAGCATTGTTAGCCGCAGTATGGGAGACAGACACAGTTCCAGTGAACGTAATAGCCGCTTTGTTCTTGTATGTGGTAACATCAATTGCAGAGATGGTCAACTGGTACGGAGTCCCGCCGTCAGAATCGAGAACAATGACATCATCCACTTCAAACCTGTAACTGTCATCAATGGTGACGTAAATAGTTTGCCCTGTTCCTGAATCCTCAGTCAAATATGCCCTAGCTCCGTCCCAAGTAACAGGATCTGTAGTTGCGTTGGGATTGGGATTGTAAGGAGCGAACTTCCCTGCTCTGTCCCCTGCTTGAATCTTACCTATAGCTGCTCCCTGAGGAACAACACCATAACCAGGGGTCAAAGTGATTTCTCTTACAAGAGCAATTTCTCTCTTCGATCGGTAGAGACGCTGATAATCAGTCTGACCGACAACTTTCTGGTAAGGAATATCACCACTATGCGTAACCAACGAACCTGCCATTAGCTCCCTCCTTATTTAACTGCGCCAGCCAGTTTCAGATTACGATCAATCAAAGCCTGCTCTTCCGCAGTTGCTTCTCTCTCATCGTCATTCAAATCAACATCCCCACTCTCTACATCCTTGGAGCTAGTGGAGAAACCAAGAACATTAGTGGAAGTTTGGAAATCTTTTTCCCAATCAGTGATCTCGGTGTCAATAGCTGCACTGAAGGTGCTCCAATCAATGACACCTTCCTTGTCAAAACTATCAACACTGATTTGTCGCTTCACACTATCATGGCGACGAGCAGGGATTTTGCTCTTGGAAAGTTTTTCAGTCCAAAGAGTTTCGACCTTCGCCTGAATGCCCCTCTCTTCCATCAATTCGATCTTCTTACTCAAAGCTCGATTCTCAGTCTGAAGAGATTTCATTCCGTCAGTGATCGCCTTTACTTCCGACTTAAACGTCGCCTCTGCTTCCCCTTTTGCCTCCTGCTGAATTTGAGCATAAAGCTCAGGGTACTTCTCCATCAATTCCTTTTTATCCATTGCTTCTATACCTCCTTCAGAATTCAACGATTCAGACTCAACCGAAACCTCAGTTTCTTGAATAGTTGCAGTTTCTTTTCCTCCTTCCGGAACAAGAGAAAGTGCCCAATTAATAGCGTCTTCTTCCTGTCCTATAGAATCAATTAACCCTATATCAAGTGCTTTTTTTCCTATGAAGACTTTGCCTTCTGCCATTGATACTGCTTTTTCTTTAGAAACTCCCCTATTTTGTGCAACTGAATCCAAAAACATACCGTAGTAATCATCAATATGCTCTTGAATGTATTCTTTTCCTTCCTTGCTAAGAGGTTCATTATCAGCGGCTATCCTTTTGTACTTGCCTGCATAAATGTTTGTCCTCTTAATTCCTCTCATTTTGTCCTGTTCGCTCAAATCGTAATGAACAGAAGCGACACCTATAGAACCAACCATCGAAGTATCTGTGGCAAAGACCTTATCAGCGGCAGATCCTATCCAATACGCAGCAGAAGCCATCATTCCGTCTGTATGAGCAACAACAGGTTTATTCTTGTTAGAAAATACAAAATCTGCTAGTTCTTTTACGCCTTCAACGGTTCCCCCTGGAGAATCAATCTGGAGAAGAACAGCTTTTACATCATCATCAGCGAAAGCAAACTTGATATCCTTTTTTAACAAATCAGTGGAAGTTCCTCCGCTCATTCTGGACATCAAATTTGCTTTTTTAGCTATTGTTCCCATTATAGGAATCTTAGCTACTCCATCTTGAACTAAAATACTATCTGTGCCTTTGTTACCGCTTCTACCTACTAGAGCTTCAATTTCTGCATCATCAAGTGAAGTTCCAGCGTTAAATCTCTGCATGATAAAAGCGTTGATCTCTTCAAGCTTACTGGGGTGAATAGCCCATATTTTGTCTTGGAAAAGCTCAATGTTCACAGATTTCTTTTTGTTCCTGTCATTCCACTTCGACTCACAAATAGCACGAGCTTGATCAGGTTTATAACCTTCACTTTCGATCAATTCAGAAGTGCATCGGTTGATGTAATCCTGTTTTTTCTCACCTTTCTTAGGCTCAGGCATTACGATCCTCCTTACTTTTTCTTCTTAGGAGGAACTTGCTTCTGCTTCTGCCCGGGAACCATTTCTTTTTGCTTCTGCCCAGGTTTCATAAAAGGGGGCTTTGCTTTTTTTGCCATTATATTTTCTCCTTCTTCTGAGGTGTAACTGTTCGATTTCTTTTAACTATCTTTGTCGGAGAAGGTTCAGCTTCAGTTTGCTCTTGCATAGTTTCTGCATCTACAGTGGGAATAAGCTCTGGGTATCTCTTTTTCTCTGTCTCTGCCTTCAACCTCTCACGATGATAGTTTTGAATACCTAACTTTCTAGCTATCGTATCATTGCTTATTCCCAAAGTATCATTAGTAGAACCATGCTTGACTCCCAACCAAGTCTTAGCCCTACTTTCAAGATCTACAGTCTCCGACGTGGGATAACTGATCTCAATCAGATCTTCGGGTCTTTTCTTGACATTCCCTTCTTTAGGTTCTCCGCCTTCGCCAAATTCTACTACTTCTTTAACAGTGAAAAACTCAGGGAAAGAAGAAACTTTAGATTTCAAAAAGAAAATGTTTCCCCAAAAGTCATATCGGTAGTATCTATCATGCCAAGCAATCTCATCTGATACCCGATCTGACGTAGGACCGCGAGAAGCTTTGACAGATGCAAATGTTCCTTTACTCTGGCCTGTGCTTACATCTTCAGGCTCGTTCAATCCTGAAGTCACCATATGCAAAATATCAGTGTCAGACTCAGAGATGTTAGGGAGTTGAGGATGTTTAGCTTCAAGAGTGATCCCTGGGGGAAGAAACAAACGACCCCCAGGAGTTAATTTTGAACCTAAACCTGTCTGTCTTTTCTCTTCATCAGACATCGCCAAAAACAAGCGATACGTCTTCCATGTGTCGAACATTGCTACCCAAACAAAAGCACCGACACTCTTCTTATGATCTATTTCATAGAGCTTCAGTTGCTCATAATGATTCAACCATTTCAAAACCGTTCGTAGATAAGACACATTTCTCTTGGAATGATATGATCTGTCCCAAGATACAATGAATCTGAAAAACCCCCCTATTGGTTTATATACAGACTTTGGGCTTTTACTGTAAGCCAGCCTCTTTTCATCAAATCCTTTGTGTTTTGCTGCTTCGTTAATGAGTTTAGGATCTCTAGCAACATAAATCGAAGGAATTTGATACTTTTCTTTGTTGAAGTAAGGATCATCTTCGTTAGCAGCGTTGGGATCTACACAATAAACAAGAGGCATTGTGGACTTCATAGGATGAAAGATGATCCCGTCTGTTACTTCCCCATCGGATATCGTAGCAGGATCTAGGAAGTCAATCTCCACAAACCCATCTTCATGCACAGTAAAACAAAGATGAAGCTCCCCTTCGATAAAAGAACGACCTACATTTTTGCTCCAATTGGAGTAAAGACGATTTCTGAAGTCAACAATAGTAGAATCAATTTCAGCTTGGATCTCAGGATGTCTTGAAGTAGTCTCAAATCCCCAACCTGTCAATCTTCCTACCATTCCCCGAACAGCAGTGTTGATCTGGGGATTTTCAATGAACTTTCTCCAGCATTCTGTCTGGAGTTGTTCTCTGCTTAGTTGATCCTCATTTTTACCTAAGGGAGAAACAGAAAGAAGTTCAGATTCGTTATCGGAAGGAACAACTATCGAATTAGTCCATCCTGAAGCAGCGTGGATTCTCATAAGTGCTTCGTCCGATAAAGATTCCAGCTCTTTCAAAATTTGATCATCCACACTTTCATCCCTAGTTGAGGTTAGATTCTACATTACACTATCTCGCATAAAAGGAAAACGAAACAGTGTCAAGCAAAAATTAATGAACAAAATCAATATCTGCCTGCAAGTTCTCTATCCTGTAGAAAAACACCAAACAAATTTTTTATCAAGCCCCTCTCTCTGAAAACTTCAACTCCGATTTCTCTTCCTCCGTAAAATGCCCACCCTACAGAGTACATACAATCATCCTGTATTCCATACTTATCATCTTTCTCGATGCTTCCAAACCAATTCTTTTCCATATCATGATCGAATATCGACATTTCTTCATCAAGTATATTCGGCTCTTTTGATCCGTGAACACGAACAGGGGGAGCTTTGAACATTCCTTGATTAACTGAACCAAATACTTCAGCGAAAGCGGATCTCTGTTTAGCATAGGTAGGAAACAGAGCTTCAAACTTGATATCTTTGTCTTCGCACCAAGGGGCTAAATCCCACAAACCCCAACGCTCACCGCATACTGAATCAATTCCATCAAATTCTTCGTAAATATCGACAAGCTCTTTCTTTATACCTTCCAACGAATGGTCTTCTACATTAGCTACATGCAGCAAAATATAAGCATAAGTGGCTACAAATCCATCTTTGTACATCTCAAAGGGATTAGATCTTGAACCTGGTAATCCTTTTGCTATAGCAGATACCATAGTTCTTGACGCCCATCTATTCAGTTTGAGAGGATCACCTCTATCTACACCCACCAAAATAGCCCAATTTGTATCAAAACGATCTCCCATTTTCTGAAGATCACCTACAGATGCCATTTGAGGACTTCCATTAGAGTCCTCCAATTTGTAAATACTTGACACATAATTAAAACTACTGGCTATTTTATCTAAGGCATCTGAGTTATCAGCGAAAACGTCAATCGGTCCGCCTTCTGTTCTGTTAGGATCTCTCATACGTTCAATTGTAGCAAGAGTCCTGTTCTTTTTCTTCAAAAGCTCAATTACTTTGTTATGTTGACCTATGCACCCTTTTACTTCCATGATGTGTGTAGCTTCAATCATCTCTTCAGTAAAGACTTTTGATCTTCCTGCTCCCCAACTGTTTTGAAAATATCGTTCAAATTCACCAAAAGGAAACTTGATTTTGTACCCATCAAGCTGCTCTTGGGTCATATTAGGGTTCCAAAAGTCTTCTTGTTTTCCTTCAGGGGATTGCCTGTAGCTGTAAAAAAGATTCTCTGTTCCTTTTGATGCTTTCTGCTTATCAACCCACATTTTGTACAAAACGTGTTTTTTATCTGAAACAGTAGAATCAATACACCCCAAAGCATTAGGAATATTACGAATAGAACCATCAAGCTGAACAAAAAATTGATAATTCTTCATGGCGAACATTTCGGAAAACGTATACCCTGTAATATTTGATACAATACCTGTAAAGCTCGATATCGCTCTAATCACAGAGACAATATTTCCTTTTTTGTCCCTCATTCGTATCTCTTTTTCCCTGACGTTTTTCTTTCCTCCTATTTCTGCCAATAGTCGAGGAGAATTAAGAATAATATCCCTAATGATATCAAAGTGAACAAACTTAACCTGATCCTTGCTATTCGCTCCTAGAACAATGTTCTGTCTAGGCCAACAAAAGAACTTCCACATTTGAATCAAACAAACTACAACAGATTTGCCTTCCCCTCGCATCCAACAAAAAACAAGAAGTCTATAGATGAACCTTCCCCCTTTTATTCTTAAACCTTCTCTCAGTTCATCTTTCTGTCCCTCCCACATTGTCTTGTAACTTCTGTTTGTGTCAGGACGAACAGTTTCAGGCAGATCTCCCATTGGGTACCAAATAGGAATATCAGATCCTTCAGGATAGATGGGAATGCGAACTTTGTCTTCGCACCATTTGAAAAACCCTTCTGCACCATCTCGATATTCAAAGATCGGAGTTTTTTCCTCGCTCATACGTCAAACTCCTCATCTTCATCCTCATCATCAAAATCATCTTCCTCAACCGATTCTTCTTTGATACAGTCTTTCGCCTCATAATTAAAGCTAAGATTGGAATTAGCATTCCCCTCTGCCTTCTTATATTCCTTCTCCGTCTGTGACATCCTCTCATAATAATCCGTATCTATATCATAGATATCATTGATATCATCTGCGGTCATCTCCCCTGGTTTTATCCTTTTCACATTCAGAGATCTAGGATCAATAGCAGCGTGGGAACATGCTTTGTTCAAAGATTCAATGGTTTGTCGTATTTCTTTATATACAGGGTGTGTGAACATTGCTCCTTTGTTATTTGTTTGGAACATTCCCCCAATTCCCAACGAAGCTTCAATCAATTTGAATTTAACAAGTTGGGAAGCAAGAGGGACAATCTGCATACCGAAGTAATAAATTTGGTCTTGAGTCATCTTCTCCCCGTGCCTCTTGAGCACCAAACTTGTCAAACTTTTGACGTACTTCAATTGAACAGCGCAACGAACGGCTGTTTCAGATGTTTTTCTTTCAAAAGGACAACGATTGTAGACAGGGCAGAACTCACCTTCGCAGTCCCCTACAGCATCCCAAATCATCAAAGACTTACCTTTGTAAGTCCCTGACTGAAACGACAAAGTTCCTGCTACCATTTCATATCTTTGTGGTAACTTCTCAGCCATACAAATTCTCCTTTGTTATTGTAAAACCTCATCCTACACTTGAACACTGAAGCTAAAAAAGAATAAGAGTCAAGCAAAAATTTGTATAGAAAAGCTGATTTCGTGCTACTCTATATAATGAGAATATAAAGAAAGAAAAGGGGGAAAGGATGAAAGTGAAGCAGGGTGAGCACGACAAAACACTGGTACATGAGCCAATAGTAGAAGATCCAAGAGGACTCAGCCGTTAGTGGCTGCAAGTTCAAACCGGATCTGGTTTGGATGCAGCAAGCCAAGAAGAACTTGAGTGGATCGCCACCAAGATAAAAGAAGCACTCGACGGGAAGGACTTCAACTCATGGGGGTGCTTCTGCGACTTATTGCCGGGCGAAGAGCCAGATGCCTGTGTGATTGACGAGGATCGGCGCGAGGATTGTGCCCATGCGTCATGGAGAGTCAAGCGCAGGGAAGACTGCGAGTATTGGAGGAGGATGGTATGACAAAGCGAGAAGCCAAGAAACTACCCGATGGTCTTTATGAGATCTATTGGAAACGAGGCGGAATGTCTCTTGCGGCAAAGGGTGAGACCGGCGATGGAGATGTATGGTTTGCCCCGTGCAACTGGATAACTGGAAGTCAAATAGTCCATCCTGGAAATATTAAACAGGTGGTTTTGATCCGAGAAAGGGACAAGTAGCCATGCAAATCAAACTAAAGCCGGGGAAGCCGACTGAGCCGGGAAATTACATCTGCAAGAGGGCTGGAAGCCGCATGTTTGAATTGGTGCGTGTTTTCCCTGTTACGTGGGAAGATAACGAGATTCTTATGTTGGGTTCGTGCTTGATTGGAGGTACATTAAGGCTTGACCACATCGAAGACGATACCCTATTCAGCGAGCGGGTCAACTTGGTGATTGAGGAGTAGGTTAGATGAAAGAAGACCTAACCAAATTAACAAAGGAGCAGCTTATCGAAAAGCTGCTGATAACAAGGGGCGCTTTCAATATAGAAGTAGCAAGAAGGCTGGAAATGGAAAAGAAGATTAGTAAACTCAGAGACGCACTAGTTGATGTGTTGTCTACAGAGTTTGTGTCTAGAGGTGAGATTCTGTAGATGGGAAGATGATAGAAGGAAGGTAAAATGTTTGAGTGCGAGAAGTGCAAAAATCAAAGGGTTCTTCAAATAAAAGGATCAATAAGAGAAGAGGGGGGCAAAAGGTACTATGTAAGGAGCTTGAGGTGTATGAATTGCGACTACAGGTTTGAAGTGAAAGATTTTCTCTCATTGGTTAGAAAGGTAAGCTAATGTCTTGTTCCTGCTTAGAAGATTTCAAAGTTAAGTTTCTAAAGGAGTATCCGGCGTACCGAGGAAAGAAAGTTCTAAGTATATCATTGCCTGAAGGCTTTAGTATGACCACGGGCAGAAGTTTTTACTATCTGCCTGTTTACATTGATGTCGGTCAAAAGAAACCTAAGGAAACAAGTCTAATTATGTCTAATTGTCCAATTTGTGGTAAAAAGTTTGAAGAGGAATAATCATGTGGATATATTTATTTACAGGTTTTGTTCTCGGTTTGCTTGTTTCCTTTGTAATTCCGAGTATGTACTGGGTGAAGGTAAAGAGTGATGTGATGAAAAAGATGCTACATATACTAAGGAGAGAAGAGAAATGACTTTGTTTTTGTTTGGACTAGGTTGTTTCTTCGCAGGGTTTGGATTCTCTTTCATTTTGTTCTTGAGGGCATTGAAGATAATCCAAGCTGATGTAGAAGAAGCTATGGATCAATTATTGTTGAAAAAAGCAGAAGATAATATTCCTGAAATAAGCTTAAACTAAGAGGAGTAAGGAATGAGCCAAAGAATAAAGCACGGTGCTTGTAAAGGAGGCATTTATAGTCCTGAGTATCAATACTGGTTCAAAATCAAACAAGTCTGCCATAATAAAAGACATTCATCATACAAATACTATGGTGCTTTAGGTATCGTAGTAGATCCTATCTGGCGAGTCTCCTTCTCCACGTTCCTTCAGGATGTTGGTCTTCAACCTGCCCCTAATTACACCCTAGAAAGAAAAGATCAATCCAAACCATTCCAAAAAGACAATTGTTATTGGATTACAAAGGAAGAAGCAAGAAAAATAAGACAAGAACACCGCAAAAACAAGAAGCTAGAGGATACAGTGTAAGTATGAACTTTGAGCATAGCTGAGTATAAAGACAGTGAAAAGAAAAAGATATAGGAACAAACAATACCAGCTTTTCACTGTCTTTCTCCAACAAAAATACATTAATTCAATTTACTGTAATGTTCATAGGATACAGCACGAGAATGAGCTTTGAGACATTACAGAGTAAAGAAAGATAAAAATGACAAAACAAGAGGAACAAGAGATAAAAAGATTATATCTCACAGGGCAAAGCATTGACCAAGTTTCCTCAGCATTAAACATAGGAAGATACAAGGTAGCAAAATTCCTCAAAGAAAAACAATTATCAAGAGACAGAATTCAAGCAATCAGACAAGCGAGAGGAATAAGAGTAAGTGAGGAAGATAAAGGTGATATAATAAACCAGTACATCCAAGGTAAGTCAATGAAAGATCTTGCAGAGGTATATTGCACTCATTTAAGGGAAATAAAGAGGATACTAGAAGAAGAAAAGATTACTATCAGGAAGAGTTCTTTCTACATAAAAAAAAGTAAACAAGGTCATTTTATCGAATCCTTGCCCCTTCCTTCAACTTTAGTTTCAGAACAGAGAGAGTTTCATTTGATAGATTAAAATCGAAGGAAAGCATAAATCCTTCACTCTGACAACACAGTGAGAATCGAATATGACAGAGATCTTGAAAGCAATGACAGAGTTGCACTCTTTATTTACTGTCCCTAGGGCGACAATAAAAGAAGGAAAAATAGATAAAATAGAATATGTTTGGAATAATGATAGAGCCAAAGAAACCTATGAAAATCTAAAAGAGATGTTGTGCTGTTTGCGTAGTATAGAGAGTAAAGATACTGAAGTTTTTGTTGATTAATGAAGGATAATATAGGAGTAAAGAGTTGGAAAAATGTTTAGACAGGGTTGGTTATTTTGAAGGTTTTAAAGGTTATCAAAGCAGACGGATTAGTATGAAAAAACTCTGTGTGGAAAAGTCTAAATTAGATGGATTAGTATGAAAAAAAATTATGGTTGGTACCCCGTCCCTATCAGACCCCCCGCCCCCTTCGAGATAGACCGAGGGGGCCCTCGCTTGTAGATCCTCTGTCGATGTTACTTCAACGTCATGTAACGTGCATTATGTAAACAAGATCATTGGAACAGCTCATTGTATGTGATATAAGCTGCTCCTTTCCCCTTGTGTAGCAGGGTTAGTGTGTTGGTGCGCTCATGCTCTATCAAATAGCTCAACGTACAGCATACGCCCTATGAGGTATTGGAAAACCAGCCCCTGCATATACCGTGTTGCACGACATACCTCTCCGAGGCATTGACCAATAACCTTTTCTTAAACCAACACCTACTACTACTCAACAGTCTTTATCATCTTGTATGCTCTACTACTCAACAGTCATTACTAACCTTCAATCTCTACTACCCTACTCCCGCTTCTCTCCTGTGCTCATTATCTTTCTATCCTACTTACTTGTTACTATCTCCTACTGCTCCATGCTAATTATTACTTATCTCCTTCTACTACCTAGTAAACCTTACTATCTGCTCTGTTCTATCACTCTGTAAGAACTCTTGCTTAATAATCCTTCTCATTTGTTTTCCTTCAGTGAATTCCATTCATTATCAACTAATAATCTGCTATCAAATCGAAGCTAAGTTATTTTTGTGCTCTCTTTTCTTCGTCGTTTCTGTTAATCAAATGTAATACAAAGTGTGATTAGGCTAAGCTAACAAGTGTGCTTTTGAGCTAGTGCTCATGCGCGTTTTCGCTACAATCAACGATCTCATGTCACAATACAGAATCGTATTAGCGACTACTCAAAGTGTCTCAGATCGCTTAAAATCGAGCTTAAAACGCATGTTCTGCTCGACTGCTCTACTCTGTTCTCAAATTCATAAATCGCGTTTTTCACTGTTCTCGTTCGTGCTTTCTTGAATCAGTGTTCATTTCTCTTGGTCAGATAGTAACTATTATCATTCATTTCTCAGGATGAATGATAATGATTCTTGAATTCTCGCTCGTTTGTGCTGTTTCACTTTGTCTTTTGTTTCATTTCTTATTTTGTCTATCTTTTCAAGTAGTTATCAAGAACATGAGACACAATGATTCTTATATCGCTATTTTCTTAATCATTTCACTTGTTTGTAGTGTCTCAAATTACAAGTTGCCTTGACATCTAATTTGAGACACTTTTCTTTTCTTGCAAGTTGCTAATTTCATTATGCTTTTTTCGCTTGTGTCTCATGTGTCTCAAGATAGTGTCTCAAATTAGCTTCTAAACATTAAACCCGCGAGTGATTCTTATTCTTTTTTGTTTCAAAATGTTTCACTTTGAAACATTTTGAAACGCTTGAAACATTTTGAAACATTGATTTTTTGAGTCATTTTACAAATAATCATTGTCGGGATATTTTTTTTCTCTATAATTCTCACTACTTTGTAAGATAGTTGACAATCATTATTATCGAGGTTGCATGCTGTTTGCAATCTATATCGAGCGAAACATTGATCATTGAAAACTGAAAAAGACACGACAAAGCTTGCACGAAGCTTCTGAAAGCTTCTAAGTGTGTGCGACTACACTGCACAAGAGTAAGCTGAATAGAAAAGCACTCTTGAATGACTGTACGATTAGCAAGACTTCACGATTGACAGTCAAAACACGAAGAATGACAAGCTTAGATACACGAGCGAAGAGATATATAGCTAGTGACAAACGCTTGCGCGTTGAATTGTCGAGTGTATGAAGAACGAAGTCGTGTCTTGATAGTGCTAGCAGCTAACAAAAGACTTTGACAAAAGCGTTTACTGCTTTGAAAGTGCTCGCTTAGAAACGAGTGAAAATGAGCTTAGATAATATGTGCATAGTCTTTGATAAAACAGACTGAGACTCTAAGACAATAGCTAGACTAACAGAATCTAGCTGGTGCATAAAGCAGACAACTTAATCTAGTCACGCAAGAGACTAGATGATTAAAGCAGACAAGCTCACAGACTGCAATCTGTAAGCTGATAGCGTGCTGATAGTGATATCAGATGCGCTCAATACGCAAGTATGCTGCATTTTGTTAGTCTAGCACGCTGATATGATAGCTACGACGAAGCTTGTCTATATCAAAAGCTTAATGTAGTGTCTTCTATCAGTATTCTCTTTTCTCTTTTCTCTCAAAACTGAAAGCTCGATTGAATCTAATCGAGCTTTCGACTAATGACATAGGACGGCTTGTGTCATTAGTCGAAAGCTTGAATAGTGATAGGATCGAACTAAACAAAATTGAGACAAAGGAGAGTAAAATGCAAAAGTCAATTTCTATAGCAAGACGTGTAAGTTCTTCCTTCAACGGTGAGGCAATGACGGCATATCGTATGGTTCTCGATAGGCTCGCCGGCAAGGGCATTGAGGTTGAGGACTTCATTAGTAACTACCTGAGCGGGGATAAATACGCGGCTACTTTCATCATGTTCCACACGGCGACAAAAGAAAGCCTGCTGCGTGAATTTGAAGCGGTGAATGCGCTCCTCGGCAGTAAAGTGAAAGTTGCAAGCTCAAGACGTGCAAGTGTTATCGGAACAAACATGTTCGGACATCGGATAGGCACGCAAGCGGATGATCTGGACGATTTGATGATTAATCGCGGGTTGTCTAATGTGGAGATTAACAGGATCAGGGAGTACGGCAAGGCCAGGGTCGCTAATCACAGGGCCCATCTGAAAAGCAGAGGTTACTTGTAGGAGAAAAGAGCTGTAAGGTTTAAAGGAGGACGCGGAGGATATTGTTTTCGTGTCTTCCTTCAAGCTTTACACTGCAACAAGGAGGGAGAGATGAGAAGCTGGATCCAACACCATGGGAACACCCTTCACGTTTATTGTAGGCTGTGCAGGGTGTTCTCAAAGGCAAGGGCGAGAAGGATCGCCTCTTGGTGGGGCAGGTCTTTCATGTATCAGCTTATCTATTAACCTTTTGGAGAGAGGAGAGAGGAAATGACAGTTACCCATAGTAATGTAAAGATGGTTGGCGAGAACTGTTACAATGTAGACCTTATCGCCTACTATGAGAACGGGGAGAAATCTGTCCATCGTCACAAGTTCTACACCAACAACCTGAGAAAGGCGCTGTACGCCCTCAAAAAGATCCATACAGTTTTCATTGAGGATCTCCCCATAACCATCTTGTTTGAAAAGTGAGAAAAAGAGGGATGTTCCTGTCCCTCATCAAGCCTCTGAGAAATTGTTTTCAGAGGTTGAGTGTATGACAGGGAACTTTAACGAGAGAGAAAGGAGAATTAAAATGTGTGAATTTATTTCTTGGATTGAAAAAGACGGTAAGAATTATTTTCTAACATCGGCGGACTTGGCGAGCAAGAGAGGCATCGAACTCCGCGAGCATTGCGGGGACGATGATGATCTTGTAGGCCATGGTGCTCTTAGGTGGTTCTATGGGGGTTTTGAAGGTGGGGTACAGAGAGAGTGTACTGATTTCAGTACGCCTCTAAACTTTCCCGCTGAAATCGTTGAAGCGATCAAAGCGGGAAAGTTTAGAGGCATGGGATGCCCTGTAGGGTTGTTGAATGATGCTGCATGGGCAGAGTGTGTCAAGATTGTCGATCCTGCAAGGGCAGAGCGTGACAAGATTGTCAATGCTGCATGGGCAGAGTTTGACAAGATTGTCGATCCTGCAAGGGCAGAGTATGACAAGGTTAGGTATGCTGCAAGGGCAGAGTGTGTCAAGATTGTCAATGCTGCAAGGGCAGAGCGTGACAAGATTGTCAATGCTGCATGGGCAGAGTATAACAAGATTGTCAATGCTGCATGGGCAGAGTATGACAAGGTTAGGTATGCTGCAAGGGCAGAGTGTGTCAAGATTGTCAATGCTGCAAGGGCAGAGCGTGACAAGATTGTCAATGCTGCATGGGCAGAGTATAACAAGATTGTCGATGCTGCATGGGCAGAGTATAACAAGATTGTCAATGCTGCATGGGCAGAGTATAACAAGATTGTTGACAAGACCTTTTGGGATTTGTTTATGATTATTGAGAATAGAAATCCTGCTTGGGTCTAGTGTGTAAGAGAGAGGGCAGCTTCGCTGCCTTTTCTCTCCTGCACTAGAATAAGCTAGAGGTGGGAAATTAACAATGAGAGAGAAAGGAGAATTAAAATGACCAGGGAAGAAAAACTCGTGGCAATCTGTGGGTTCTTGGCTGAAAAGGTTTCCGACGAGGAGATTCTCAAGAAAATCGGAACAGAATGGAAGATGCGAGGAAAAGCTCGCACCGATCTTCTGGAAGAGGCTAAGAAAAGACTCCGAGATCACGAAGAACTGATGAAAAAGGAGCCCGGGCTGAAAGATGTTCCTCCTGTGGATGAGACGACGGCAGAACGGAATCGGAAGATGAAAGAGGCTTCCGAAGGCAAGCCAGAACCTGAGAAGGAAGAAGAACCTATCCCGGAGCCTGCTTCGGAACCGGAACCTGAAGTCAAGAAAGAGGAAGAGCCTAAAATTCCTGATGGAGCTTGTCAAGTGTTTGGACAGTTCTGCGATCCTTCCGATCAGGAATGCCTGGCTTGCCAGAAAGATTTCCCGGCAGCTTTCGACGCTTGTTTGCTCGCCACGAACAGAGGTAAGCAGACTGAGAAAAAGTCGGGAACCAGAAAGAAAGCCGATGTTCCCCCATACGATCCCATGAATATGGAGCAACACATCGAATGGCTCAGAAGCAATGTGGAGAGCATGAAGGGCAAACGGGCTCAGAATCGCTTTAAGGGAGGACAAGCAGGAGCAAACAGATTCGGACATCGGATAGGAAGTCAGGCGGCTTCCATTGATGAAATGCTGCTGGCCGGTTTGAAAGTGACGGATGCAGCCACAGAACTCAACACAAACAAAAACAGGATTCTGTCCCACATCAAACACATGAAGGACAGAAATTTCACCGTCAACAAAGTTGGCGACGTTTACACGATGCTGGAAGAGGTTAAAAAAGAGAAAGCAGCTTAGTGCCTCAATGTAGAATGCAGGAGTTTAGTACATGAGAAATTCCTGCATTCACATGGGCGCATTACGCAGACGAAGCAAGAAATTATTAACAACCAAATAATGGATCAGATCGTAAAGGAGCAGGAAACGAAAATCTAGCCCATAACGGAAGGCATGAGTTAAAAAGTAGAATTCATGCCTTTTGTCCTGTGCTAGAATAGTTCTACATAGGAATAATATTTTACACCGAGAGAGAAAGGAGAATTAAAATGTGTGAATTTGTTTCTTGGATTGAAAAAGACGGTAAGAATTATTTTCTAACATCGGCGGACTTGGCGAGCAAGAGAGGCATCGAACTCCGCGAGCATTGCGGGGACGATGATGATCTTGTAGGCCATGGTGCATTGCGTTGGTTCTATGGGGGTTTTGAAGGTGGGATTCAAAAGGAGTGTACTGATTTCAGTACGCCTCTAAACTTTCCCGCTGAAATCGTTGAAGCGATCAAAGCGGGAAAGTTTAGAGGCATGGGATGCCCTGTAGGGTTGTTGAATGATGCTGCAAGGGCAGAGCGTGACAAGATTGTCGATCCTGCAAGGGCAGAGTTTGACAAGGTTGTCGATGCTGCAAGGGCAGAGTTTGACAAGATTGTCGATCCTGCATGGGCAGAGTTTGACAAGGTTGTCGATGCTGCAAGGGCAGAGCGTGACAAGGTTGTCGATGCTGCAAGGGCAGAGCGTGACAAGATTGTCGATGCTGCAAGGGCAGAGTATGACAAGGTTAGGTATGCTGCAAGGGCAGAGCGTGACAAGGTTGTCGATGCTGCATGGGCAGAGTTTGACAAGGTTGTCGATGCTGCAAGGGCAGAGCGTGACAAGATTGTCGATGCTGCAAGGGCAGAGTTTGACAAGATTGTCGATCCTGCAAGGGCAGAGCGTGACAAGGTTGTCGATGCTGCAAGGGCAGAGTTTGACAAGGTTGTCGATGCTGCAAGGGCAGAGTTTGACAAGATTGTTGACAAGACCTTCTGGGATTTGTTTATGATTACTGAGAATAGAAATCCTGCTTGGATCTAGTGTGTAAGAGAGAGGGCAGCTTCGCTGCCTTTTCTCTCCTACACTAGAATAAGCTA